TTTTTCACATGAGGGGAAAGGTGATCCCGACGACCTCGCCCCCCGCCGGAGAACCTAACCGACTTATCAATATTTTGGCGTTTTTGCGCAAATTTCGCCACTTTTCGCATAGATAGGCGGTGTTGATAGTTTATTCCAGTGCTCATTCGTTCACCTCTTAGTATTAACAATCTATAAACATTCATGAGAAAATCCTCTTTTGTTTGGCCTGTGCATAGACCTCATTGCCTCGTGGCTCACGGAAGTACACGCCGCAGCGGTGCAGCGGGCGGGCGCCATGGTGTCCGCCTCTGCGGTTTTTGATGTCCTCGACCCACACATGGTCGCTGGACACTCCGCGCCATAGCCCTAGGATGCCATCGCTTGCCTCCTCGATGTCGCCGGACTCTTTGAGGTGGTGGATCGCTACGGGCAGTGTGCCGTCCTTGGCCTCGCGCGATAGCTGGGACAGGCTCAGCACCAGTACGCCTGAGGATTTGGCGATCTGCTTAAGCATCCTCGCTATGCCCGACACCTGCTCACGCCGATCCTTGCCTGACCCCTCGATAAGTTGCAGATAGTCCACCGCCACGATGTCGATCTGCTGCTTCTTGCGGGCGTACCTGATCCGCGCCTCAAGCTGGGAGATATGAAAACCGCGGTCACACGCCACCAGCCACTCGGGGGCATATCTCCGGAATGCGCGCGCCTCCACCACACGATCCCAACTCTCATCGCAGGCATGACGCACAAACTCCACATCATCGCAGTCGTTAGCCCGGTAAAACTCGATGTCGTGCATGCGCTGGCAGATCGCGCCCAAGGACATCTCCACCGAGAAGAACAGCGACCTTGAGCCCATCGCATGCCAAGCGCCCTCCATTAGGTGCAGGGCCAGCGCGGTCTTGCCGGTGCCTGATCGCCCGGCCAGCGTCCAAACATCGCCCGGCAAGGTGCGCCGAAAGATGTCGTCCATCATGCCAAAGCTCGTGCGGAGATTACCCACTGGTATCTCATCCTCGTATGCCTTGGCCAGAGACTCGCCGTGGTACATGTGCGAGTCGTCAGTTATATCCAGCAGCTCAGCGCATGGATCAAGCGGGTCTGATAGCCTGGCAAGCGTGGCGCGCAGCTCGTGGGCTTTAGCGTCTCTTGCGTGCTCTTGGCGCAGCTGGAGAGCCAGTGAGCCGGTGTAGTCCGCGTTTGCGATCTCCCGCAGATCCATCCACTGCGCCGGCGTCCACCCGATAGCCTCAATCTGCGGCCTAGTCAGGTCGCTCACTCCGGTGGACAGCACTGCATAGATGGCTTTGTGTGCCGATAGGGTCAGCATGTCCTCGGTAATGCCGCTGGGCTTCTCGCCTGAGTTGACCCAGGCAGAGAGGCAAGCGGCCTCGGTTTGCGGATCGCTCATAGGGCGCGCTTTTTGAGAGTGGTCTTGAGATACGCCGCGTAGGATTTCACCGGCTCACCCTGTGAGGTGTGCAGGGTGCCGTCCTGCACGAGGTCGGATAGCTCGGATAGCATCTCTTCAGCGACTAGCCCGATCCGGTCGCGGTTGCCTTGCCGGTCGTCCAGTTGGTTCACCGCATCACCGATGGCCGCAACGAATTTTTCTAGGCCCGGATCGCAGCTTACGGTGCGCTTCCCGGCGGGGGTGTCAATCTGCACTTCTCCCTCTCCCAAAACTCTGCATTTCTCAAAAACCCGACCACCACCACTCTCTGTAGTGGTAGTCTTGTCTACTCTAGTCTTGTCTAGTCTAGTCTGTTGAACTAGCGTTGAACCTGCGTTTAACTGCGGTTCAACCTGCGTTGAACCTAGGTTTGAACCTGCGTTCAACCTAGGCTCAACGATGTTAACGCGGTTCAACCTAGGTTCAACCTGCGTTGAACCTGCGTTCAACCTGCGTTGAACAGACTTCTTCCCCATTTCGGAGAATTTCTCATGATCCTGCTCATGCTGATCTATAATTTCGTCAGCCAAAGGGTCAATGCCTTTTTCCATCTTTACCAGTGCGGCAAAGAGCGATTTGACGCGGATCAGCATGGCGACATCGTCCAAAAGCATAATATCCACCAGCTTGTTGGGTTGCAGTTTTACCCAGAAAAGATTATTCATTTTAGTCCTTTGATTTGATTGTTAGGGTAGCCATCACTCACCCCCTTGGAATAGGTCGGTCTGGGCTGGGTTTAGTTTGGCGTAGAATTGCTCACAAATCCCTTTTGCGAATGTACTAGAGATGTATTCAACCCCTGCGGCAATAGCAGCCTCACGGCTTCCGTAGCCCTTGTCGTGGATGCTTGGATAAAAAGCCGTTCCTTGATATCTACCCTGCTTTCCCTGCACATGGATTCCAAAACGCCATGCCATGTCGTTACATTGCGCGATATGGATAGTGGCAAAATGGGTTTTGCTGTGCTCGGTTATATCCTCCTGTGGGACATATACTCCGTACTCGTTTGGCTCTACTAAGCTCACCTCTCCCCCTCCATCTCTGCGGGTGATTGGAATAGGTCGGTCTGGGCTGGGTTTAGTTTTTTGCAGTGCGGCGAAAACCAAATGCGCTCCCGATCATCCGCGCCCTGGTAGCCTCCCGCCTTGTCCCATGTTTCCACAGTCCACCCCATCGCCTCCAGGGAATTATGCTCCCCTTCGTGGCCACATAGGGCTATTCTTAGCTGCGGATTGCCTCCATTCTCAGCACACCACTCCCGCACCGCTGGGGCCATTTCTTTCCCATCCATAGCATAGACGGGTTCAGTTTGGCTATATGGGGGATCAAGCAATACGCCTGCAATTCCGTTTCTAGTCATTGTGCCAACGCTCATAATCCGCGACCAATCCCCACAGGCAAGGCGTAGGGGCTGGAGGTGGTTGGATAGGTCGGAAAACCAGTCTGTGATCCACTCTAATCGGTCTCCTTGCAACTTCCGATTAACGCCTATGCCGCCATTGCCAAGGTGAGGCAACTGCCGATTAACGCCTCTGCCGCCATCGCCAAGGTAAGGCAACTGCCGATTAACGCCTCTGCCGCCATCGCCAAGGTGAGGCAACTTCCGATTAACGCCTATGCCGCCATCGCCAAGGTGAGGCAACTGCCGATTAACGCCTCTGCCGCCATCGCCAAGGCTGAACACATCCACGCCCTCGGAATCAGCCACAGCCCGCCAAGGGCCATCCCCGCGACACCACCCGCTACCAATCCACACGCAAGCCCCCCAAGCCCACCACCCCGCAAGCTCAGGCTCATGGTAGTAAGGGTCAGCCATCAATCGCCCTGCAAGGCCCCCAGAGGCATTCACTAGGGCCAAGTGCCTAGCGTGTAGATCAGCCTCAAAGACTGGATTACAAGCCGCCTTTGCGGTCATTTCGGGCGCGTATCTCATTGACCTCCAAAAGTTCACAACAAGCCCGTCAAAATCGTTTGCCGTTGCCCACCCTGAGAAATCTTTAGGGCGCGCAAACCACACAGCACCCGATCCAAAAAAGGGCTCCACATAGTTGCCAATGTCCGAGCCAATTCTTAACCAGATCAATTCAGCGGCCCTTGACTTCCCGCCAAACCAGGGGAATGGGATCTTTGGAATGCTCACTTCTCCCCCTCCATCTCTGCGGGTGATTGGAATAGGTCGGTCATAGCAGTTGCGGAAAAAAGGAACTCCTGATTCGGGTCTTTTAGCTTTGATTGAGTTTCTGAAAACCCGTATTCCCTCACCTCAGAAAACACTCGCTTATGGGTTTCAATCCAGTCGGATGCTTCTTTGTGGAAGTTCTTTTTGATCTCAAACCCGTATGCCTTGCGCCCCATGTTAAGGGCTGCGATCAGCGTGGATCCGCTTCCGGCGCACGGGTCTATCACAACATCCCCTGGGTCGGTGAATATCTCAATCAGCCTTTCCAGTAGCTTAACGGGTTTCTGTGTTGGATGTATTTTCCTGAAAAGCTCGGTTTTTTCGTCAGATTCCCAGTCCATCACATTGAATACCATTTTTCCATTGTTGTTGAATTTAGGCAATTTATTCTTGTAAAGCAAAAGCCCATATTCAGCATTCCCCACAACACGCATATTTGCCTTGAGCACCTGCGCGCTAAAGTTTTTACGGAACACTAGATTTATACACCCTTCAAAGCCGTGTTTTTGTGCCAACTCTCTAAGTACGAATTGCTGCCAGAACTCACAGAAAACAATCATACACGATGCTGTGTTGCGCTCCTTACCCTCCTTGCGTAGCATCTTTGTACAAAAATGCATGAACTCAGCAGGTCGGAAATCCTTGTCAGTATCAAAGAACTCTTTACCAGCTAGTGAGCTCTCCCCGTTCTTGTTATCCCCATCCACATACCAAGCGGGATTAGAGCCATAGGCGTTTTTCCCAATGTTGTACGGAATATCCGCAATAATTAGCTGCGCCTTAGGGATGCCGTAGACCTTGAAATTCTGGAAATGGTCATTGATTAACACTTCTCCCCCTCCATCTCTATTAGTATGTCCCGCAGTACCGTGATGGTGTATTGTGCGTATTGGAAAACAATGCCGTTGTGCTTCTGTTTTCCTAGAAAGTCTATCTTGCGCTCAATGATTTGTTTTGGTGTGTTTTTCATTCGTATCTGCTCGCTCATTTTGATTCTCCTTTGCCCATGTGGGCGGTTGACCTAACGCTGAGATGTATCGCCACTTCCTGTGGTCGGTACATCGTTTGTTAGGCTATGGGTTTTATTTCAATAACATTTCCAATCATTTTAGTTTTTCCGTTCCACCTAGAAACCTCGCTTGCGCTATACCACATTGAATAGTGCTTGCTTGCCTCTATCTCATCTATGTATGGTGATACCATTACGATCAATTCTTTTGTTTTGTCTCTATCGCCTCGGGGGTCGGTTAGTGCGTGAATGTATAGAGCATCATAGCCACCAAAAAAGGTTTCTTTGGATTCTGCAAATTGGCTTGTTTTGCAGTTTTTACAATCACCTTTACTAGAGCAAAAAGCAAAAGCGCCATAAGCACAAAAACAAGAACCTCGCATTAGGTCATACAGCGCAGTCATTGATCTTGGTTTTGCCCCACATTGCGCATCCATCGACCACGCACCTCCAGTCATCTCTAGGCGGTTATGGTTCGTTGTCTTGACTTGTTTTGGTACTGATAGATAAAACATCGTTTTCATTTCCTCGCATTAGCCTAACGCTAAGTTGTGCTGCAAGCCCAGCATAATCCATCTAAGTCTCTGGGCTTGTCAGCACCAACGTCTGTTAGGTATGTATTGATTCTTTTGTTTGCAATGTCACAGTATTCTTGGCTTATTTCCGATCCGATAAACTTGCGATTATTTATCAAAGCCATCTTTGCAGTCGTGCCGCTTCCCATAAATGGGTCATAGACTAAATCGCCTTCATTTGACCACGAAATAATGTGGTCGTTTGCTAATTGTTCTGGAAATATTGCAGGATGGAGGAACGCCTCTCTGTATTTCGATGAGTTATCCCTACCGTTTGCAAATCTCCATACATTAAATCGTGCTCCGTAATCCCCTCTTTTACAAAGCCCTCCTCTCTTGTTCCCACCTAGCGTCCCTTTGTATTTGTTTTCTCGATCTTTTATCAAGTTAATCGCTTTAGGTTGTTCTTTTGAGAAAACAAACATATACTCAAACACATTATGGTATCTGGTGGAGTCAGGGTACGCCATTCCTGATTTCTCATATATCATTGTATCATGCAAATCGAATCCGCATTCTTTGAAAAACAGGGCTTGCTTGAAACTGGTTCCCGTTTCGCTACCCTTTATAGTAGCGTCACCAACCACCCAAACAATAACACCGCCCAGTTTCGTCACACGATAAAGCTCTTTTGCCACCGATTCAAAATCAAAGCAATACCCATTGTATGTTCTTAAATTATCGTAAGGCGGGCTAGTTACGGTCAAGTCAATAAAGTTATCTGGCATCCTTTTCATCGTTTCCAAATTGTTTTCACAGTATATTCGATTTAGTTCCATTTGTATTCTCCTCAATCCAACCGAAGGTTGTGTACCTAACGCCTAGATAAGCCGTGCATTCGCATCGGCTTCATCGCTTGTTAGGCTTCGGTTTTATTTAATTTCTTCACATTTTTCAATGATGTAATCAACACCGCTGCCACCTTCAATACCACAATTCTTGTCGTCAATATATCGGCTTGCTTTTCTTGACCAATAGTACCCTTCCTCTTTTAGGGTCTTTTCCAAAGCAGACTTTTTGATTGATACCTTTTCGTTTGATCGTGTATCGTTAAATCCGATTCTAACTAGGATATACATATACTCCCCGTCTTATTTTGTATGCCTAACGCCAAGTTGTGCTGCCAACTTTGCATCAATTTATGGTTCTCAAAGTTGGTCAGCACCAACGGATGTTAGGCGACAGTCCTTGACACTGATTTCAAATTCAACCTTCCCTGTGGTTGCATTTGTAATCACTTGATCGCCATGAGTTAGGCAATGTTGTACGGTAGCAACCAGAACATCAATGGTACAATCTTGCTTTTCAAGCCACATATTACCTTTCTTGTTCAGATGCCCAGCATAGATCGTCTTTGAAATTGGGCTATTGCCTATTGTTATTTTTCTCATATCGTCCTCAATGTTCCTTTTGTTCGCCTAACAACCCATTAGGCCATTTTGTTGCAGCATAACGCGCACCGTGCGCATTACAATACCCTCTCACCCTTCAAAAGTGCCAGCTCTCGCCGCAAATCCGCGATTACAACACAAGCCGGTGATCTTTTTCCAATCTCCGTACTCGGGTAAACCCCTAACTCAGATCCGCAGCGATAGCCTAATGGTGTCCCAAAGGATGAGTACCTAATGGACTCGCCACAATAGGGACATTTGTGTGGCATTTCATCTAATAACTTAGACATATTACACCAACCTCTCATACCGCTCTTTCTGTCCCCACGCCAGCACAGCCTTTTCCACTGCGCGGATGTCAGGACGGCCACAAACCCCGATTACTTTGTACGCACCTGTGGCGGTTTTGAAAATCTTGATGCAGGTATCTTTGGTGGGCTTGGGTTTGGCCGTTGGGACTTGCTTTCTCTCCAAGCTCTCCATCACCTGGGCGTGATGTTTCTTGCAAACTGAAATTGTATTCTCGGGTGCTGTGTTTTTGCGGTTGCCGTCAATGCGGATTATTTTGTTGCTCTTGAGCCCGTCAGGGGCCTCGTTTCGCCGTCCGCAGATAACGCAATCGCCTGGTCTGGTGTGGTATGACATGGGTCTCCTTTTAGTTACTCCCCCTAATCTAGCACTCACTAGGTAGGGGGTCAAGTTTAATGTGTCAGTTTGTCGCAATCCCGAAATCCTTACACAACGAGATAGCGTAGAGTGCAAAATCCTTCCGTGCCTCAATCGCTTGTGTGCAAAAATCGGTATTAACCTGGGACTGCTGGTGTAGCTTCTGCGCGGTTGCCCACATCTGGAGTAGGTCGCGGGTCTGCTGCTTGGCCAGTCGTTCGTCTATCCATGCCCGGCTTTTATACCAAGAATCCACCCGAGAAGCTGCCCCGTGCGGGTCTTTTTCAAAGCAGGATTTGCAAATATCCAACCCATCAAAAGGGATCAGATTTTCGTCATCCTCGGCAAAATGCGCCTCGCAAATCTCGCAGCAAGCACATCCACAATCGCCGTCAGAATCGGAGTAGCTGACACCTCGGGGGCATTCGTGGGTCGCGCCGTTTGTGCGCCATGTATCGTAGTCCATCACCCCTCCCCCCTCTTTGCGCTCCACTCCATCCACTCGACACCTGTCATCGTGCGGCCAACAGGCATTACGGGGGGATACCAGGGGCCTCGGTGAGAGGTGGAGTATTTTTGATCCACATCAATGCGGGTGTCTAACCGATGAACATATGCGTGTGAGTGGGATACTGGCCCACCGCTGAAAATCCACAACCCCATATCCCAAGCATCCCCCCATGTCATCGGTCGCACGGTCTCGGGGAGCACTGCGGGGATTAGAGCGGCGTGTTTCCAGCTGTTATTTGCGACAAACGGAAATAACTCATCCCTTGAAACACTTACCGCATGCGCACATTGTATTAGCCTCCTACCGTCGCAATCCCACACAACCGCCCACACTGGGCCGCCGTTGTCTACGATGGCTTTCATGACCTCAAGCGGGGTGGATTCAGGGAGGGCGTTCATCTGTTCTTTGGTCAGTTCGGGCTTGGTCATTTCACACCCTCGCGGATATGGTTCACAACTTTCAAGATCAGGATTTCAACCTTTCCAGACAGCTCCGCAAGCTCAGTGCAGGCAGGGACTTCCAGCGCATCCAACATATCCGCGAAGGCGAGTAACTTCTCCTTGTCGGGTGCTGCTGCTGCGGCCTTTGCTTCTGCATCTGCTTTGGCCTTTGCTTCTGCCAGTTCACGCGCTTTCTTTTCCTCGGCTTCCCTTGCTTCACGCGCCACCCGCTCAGCTTCGGCTTGTGCCTTGGCAATCTCCGCAGCGGCTTCACGCGCTTTCTTTTCAGCAGCTTCCCGCTCAATCCGTGCGGCCTCTTGCACCTTGGCAAGCTCTGCGGCTTGCGCTTCGGCCTCTGCTCTTAGTCGCGCATTCTCAGCAGCTACCCGCTGGCGTTCCTCTGCATCAGCCTTTGCCTTTGCTTCTGCGGCAATCCGCGCATCTTCAACAGCCTTCTCGGCAGCGGCCTTCTGTAACTCAGCACCCGCCATGAGACGGTCAAAATCTTCTTCCGTCAGGGTGGCGAAATCCAGAGCAGGGATGTACTCAGCAAGAGGCGCGGCCATAGCTGCGCGAGCAGTGCGCAATGCTTCTTTGCGCCGCGCCTCAATGCGTTCAACAATCTTTTCCTTTTCCTCAAGCGCATCCTCAATGGGGGAGATCAGAGCGGTTAGGGCTTTGGCAACAGCGTCAATGGTCTGCCCTTCCTTGAGCGCGTTTTCCTTTAGGGCCTTGCGCCGCTTCTCGATCTCTACGCGCTTGCCTTTGAGGGATAAGCGGCCTTCCCGCGCCTCTTTGATCTGCGCCTTATCTTCTGGGCCGTTGACAATGATTGCATCGGCCTTGGCCTTCCATTCGTCAGCGACCGCTTGGAACTCGGCAAAGTTTGTGCGCAGTGCAATGGCCTTATCTTCTGGGAGTTTGGCCGTTGTGATGATGGTTTCAATCTTGGTCATTTTGTTCTCCGTTTGTGTGAGTGTTTAAGAAGGAAAATTGTGATCTCGCCAAATACAATTAGCGAGGCAAGGAAAAGCAACATCCAAAGGCCACCAAATGCGGCTATCAGTAGCTCAATCATCGTCTCCGCCTCCAGGTTTGCCCCATGCCAGAGCTAGGCCGATACGCAGGGCTATGCCCATCATCCATAGTGGCGCATCGGGGTAGGTCATAATATTCTCCATGCCCCACCTGGGAGGCGTTTAATTTTGTGTTCCGCTTGCATCTCTTTGAGCTTGTGATTCGCAGAGAGTACGGCATGGCGATATGCGCTCATGCGTAGCTCGGTCTGCGGTGCATCTTTGGGGAATTGGCTTGAATTGTTGTACCAATTCGCGCCCCACTCGCGAACGCTATGGAACTTGCAGCCCATGCGAATCCATATAGAGCCGTCCGTGTAGCAAAATGCGAGGACATCATACGCATAGGCGGCTGGGAATGATAGTGCACAAACCACCGCGCGGTCATTGTGTTTTGCGTTGATGAGATTGCACCCGCTGAGATCGCTCCCGCGGAGATCGATCCCGCTGAGATTGCTCCCGCTGAGATTGCTCCCGCTGAGATCGCTCCCGCTGAGATCGCTCCCGCTGAGATTGCACCCGCTGAGATCGCTCCCGCGGAGATCGATCCCGCTGAGATTGCTCCCGCTGAGATCGCTCCCGCTGAGATTGCTCCCGCTGAGATCGCTCCCGCTGAGATTGCACCCGCTGAGATTGCTCCCGCTGAGATCGCTCCCGCGGAGATCGCTCCCGCTGAGATTGCACCCGCTGAGATTGCTCCCGCTGAGATCGCTCCCGCGGAGATCGATCCCGCTGAGATTGCTCCCGCTGAGATTGCACCCGCGGAGATTGCTCCCGCTGAGATTGCTCCCGCTGAGATCGCTCCCGCTGAGATCGCTCCCGCTGAGATCGCTCCCGCTGAGATTGCTCCCGCTGAGATCGCTCCCGCTGAGATCGCTCCCGCTGAGATCGCTCCCGTAAAAACATCTTTTTCCCTCGGAATAGGCTTCTTTCAGCTCGTCCGCAGTCATATCATTCCCCCCCTCACGCAATGCCAGCGTCCGTCTTTGCGGATAGCTTTCCATTGGCCTTTTTCTTTGTGGGTGGGGTTGTAGGCCAGCACTAAAAAGCACAGGATGGTGATAGCATACATCAGCATTTCCCCTCCAGCGCAGCGATCCCTGCGCGCATGATCTCAAGGTAAGAGCCTGCGCGGGTGTGCTGGGGGAAATTCCTCGCTTGGATATTCCTCAGCCGCCGCACCTCGTCAGGGGTGACGCCGCGCACGGTGATGATGGCGGTCTTTATCGGCATGATGCCTCCATTGTTAGGTAGTGGTTGTCTACGGCGATGGTCTCGCCGTTGGCGGTGGTCATAGGGCAGGCAAGCCCATCGCAGGGCTCGCCGTACACTAGGCGGGAGATAGGGCCGTAGGTGTAGCAGTATGCCTGCGGGCCGCGTTGCTGGGGTGCCGTGGGCGCTGTGCAGGAGATTAGGGAGAGTAGTATTAGGTATCGCATTTGGTGTCCTTGCCCCTTGGGGGCGGCTTTGGTTTAGACTCAGTTTGAAACCCTGTCAGCCGTGATGGTTGGGGCCATTGAATAAACGCCCCAAGGCTTAACAAGCTCCAAACCCTGCCAGATGGAAATCCCCATGCGCTTACCATCGGTTGTTGTAAGAAACTTAGAAGTGCGCTTGGCTACGGTAATAGAAATGATCATATCAGCATCACAAACGGAGCGAGTCCAGTAGCTCTTACCAATTTCAAATGCTTTGCTTGCTGCTGTCATCTTTCTATCCATCCTTGCCCCGTGGGGCGTTTACTGTTATGAGAGTAAGATAGATTTAATGGCTCCCGCTGTCAATAACTTTTTACAAATATTTTTAATCTTTTTTGTAAATCCATTTTTTGCATCAATTTCGCCAATTCCCCGCACCGCTGCCAGTGCTCCCGCAGCACTCCAGACACATATATAGACGCCTCCGGCATCCTCCAGCATCTCGCCCCAGGCCCACTGGTGGGGGTCGGGCTCCAAATCCCGAGACCGTTTTACCTCAATCCCGACCAGCACCCCGCGCACCAGTGCCATGATGTCAGCCTGCCCCCTGATGCCGAATTGCACACAACTACCCCCGACAGTGAAAAAAGTGCCGACGGCGCGGTTATCCCACGCCCAGCACTCGGAGATCGGCAGAGTAGACAACGCCCCGAGAATTTCCATGTGGATGTCGTTCTCGGAGCGCATAATCAGAATGGCAGGTCGTCAGAGTCAGCGGGTGCAGGTGCATCATCCTCTGGCAATGCAACCCGCACAGGCGGCTCATAAGCATTCCCAGTGCGCACAGCGCGCGCGACTAGGCCGCCGATTTTCTGCTTGAGTGCTGCGAATTTCTCATCGTTGATCGCAGCAGGGCCAGAGCCAAAGCGGTTAACCCACTGCACTTTTTCGCGCATCTTGCCTTCGTACTCTTCCCACTGCATCACCAGCGAGACACGCGCGCCCCTGTACTGCGCCTCATTGCGTAGCTGGCGCATGTCTTCATCCAAGTGGCCTAACGCCTTGCGAATGGTGTCAGCGGTGCGCTCTGCGCTGCCCTCACCAAGCCAAAGATCAGCAAAGACGGTTTGCCCATCATCGCACTTGACCGCGATCCGGTACGAGACTGTGCCACTCTTGCCGACCTCTATCAGCGATCCAGCCAATACAGTGCCGTCCACTTTTCTATTCTGATTGTAATCAATCATCTTGAGCCTCCTTTTGTGCTAACTCCACCTCGGTCAGGCGTCCAGCGGATTGCGTGGGAGCCCCGATTTGGATATGATCCTTTAAAAGCAGCTTCACAGCCGCGCCCATTTTTGATTTTAGGAAACCTCCTTTTGTGCCGTAGAACTCATCGGGGATGTCCAATCCAGCGAGTTTGTATGCGTTTTCCAAATCCTGCACGGACATTTCTTTGGTGATCTTTGGCAGTGAAAGATCGCAAGCAGCCATAAAAACAGAGGTGGGGACATTGAGCAGATCAAACGCCTTGCCCACATCATCGACCTTTGCCTTCCCTGCGCGCTCCACCACCTTCATCTCCGGTATCTCCACACCATCCAAAACCATCTTTTTAAGGCGGTCGTGCGTCACCTCAAGCCAACCCTTTGCGGAGCGAAGCCAGAGATCCAAGGCGGAGATCTGATAGCGGTCGGCTTCTGTCAACTCAGCAACAGGCTTATCCAACAGCGCACAGGCGTCACGGATAGACATCGGCTCGCTTGGCACTGGCATAGACTGCGCCAACTGCGTCCACTCAGAGCACCCCACTTGCTTAGAGCAAAAAGTGCAGCGGTCATTCTTGCGCGGTCGCCCTGGATTTTTGCGGCGCGCTATCACGGCATCACGCACAGCCAGCGCATCCATGCGGGTTATCAGATAGGACTCGGATTTGTGCAGCGCGGAGTGTACCACACCCACGCAAATCTCATCTAACCCCCTTGCATCCATCTCGCCCAGAGCATAGGCGCACATCTGCTCATAGGCGTCCTTGCCGCCGTAGAGGGACTTTAGATCAAAAATCCAGTCAGGCCCCACTAGGTCGGCGCTGCCAAAGGTTAGCAGCGTCCAGTCCTCATCCACGAGCACAATCCGCTGCTCAGTGCGCCATGTACCCGCCTGAATACCGCGCAGAAGATCAGCCTCGGATATGCCAACGATCCGGCAGACCTCGCGCACAGCCCATGCGATTTGCTGGTGCGATGGGTCGCCGTCCTTGAGCCGCACCCGGGAGTGCAGATAGTCCTCTAGGAGCTTGTGTTGCTCGGTGCCGTGGCTATTGGAGTCAGTGGTGTCGTTGCGGGACTGATAGTGTCCGCAGTGGATTATCGCAGGCCATGAGGATGGTGCGAGCGTTGGGTGATGGGCCGTCATTGTGCTGATTTCCATGCGGCGACCGCGTTGAAAAATGCTTGCGGATCTTTGGAAATTTTGTCCTTGTTCTTTTGGGTCAGGTCGTCCCAATTCTGGCCAATCTTGAGAGCTTGCAGAGCTACTAGGAAGTCCACCTGGTCGGGGGTGAGGGTTGGGGTGTCGGTGGCTTGCAGGGGGTTCGTGTCTGCCTCAATCTCTGCGGGGGATAATGCGTCGCCACCATCAGCAACCTCATCCTCCACCTGGCGCTCCTCTGGCGTAAAAATCAATGGCTTCACCTCCCCCAAAAATCCAGGGCGTTCCCCGCCACCGCCAACATCCTCGCCAGCCCCAACATCCATCAGAATATCCGGCGCATGCATGCGCTTAAATGCGGCGGCGGCGCGGTGCCACAACATCACCTCGCCATTATAAGGCCACTGAGAGCCCCCGCGAGTCCAAAGGCCCATAGCCACAGCCATGGCGTAGCTAAACCAAGGCCCATTGACGCGCTCGCCATCCAAGCCGGTAGCATAGGCCCGGCACCTGAGATTTTCCTCCAGCGCCACCGTCTCGGTTTTGTCGCGGGTCTTGCGCACAAAATCCCCACCAGGCAAAGACTCGTACTCGTAGCGCAGGGGCGAGGCAAAGCGGCGCGAGGCATTGATTTTACCAGCCAGATACTCGGGCTTCCATTCTGGCTTCCCCTCAATCACATCGAGATTAGCCATCACCTCCATAGGGCCGATTCCAGTCTGGCGCGCCATGTCCATAGCCACGAGCACATCACAGGGCTTGCCTGCAAATTTCGTAGGCACCAGAGCAGACATTGACAACTGCGTGGCCATTTTCAAATTCATCTCCCACTGCTCGGGCTGAGCGAAAATTGATGGTAAATTGCTAGACATAGTACCTCCTATAATATTTTGTACCGTCCGAAAATAAATATAATATATTTGGTTCCAGGGTGGCCCCCTATTAAAAATGTTTTTAACAGCAGGAACAACATGTCGAGAAAAGCCCAATTACCCCAATACATAAAACGCTCAGGCCTGAGTGTGCGCGGTTTCGCGCAGTGGCTCTCGGATCAGCTACAATGCACACCTCAGACCGTGCGCGGGTGGCTCTACTCGGGAAAGCAACCCCGCGAAGAAACGAAAATCCGCGTCGATACAATCCTCGCCCCTGGTGTGGTGTGGCCCAAAAGATAGAGCTGCGAGACTATCAAAAAGACTGGATTTCTCGCGTCTGCCAAAGCCTAGCCAATCACCGAGCAGTGCTTGGGGTGCTGCCCACAGGTGCAGGGAAAACCGTCTGCTTTTCCCACATCGCGCAGGCTTGGCCCGGTCGCGTACTGGTGGTGGTGCATCGCCAAGAGTTGCTCGGTCAGGCGTGGCGCGCGCTTTACTCGCTGGGCATAGTCGCCGATATGATCGCCCCGGAAGCCGTCTCCAGCGGGATAGGCTGGCGCGTACCCGGCGCACGGATCGCCGTAGGCTCTGCGCAGTCGTTGGACATGGACACGCTGAGCCAGTATAGCCTGATAATCATAGATGAGGCGCACCACACGATAGCTGAGCAATGGTCGGCTGTGTGCAGGGCTGCGCCTGATGCAAAGATCCTCGGCGTCACCGCCACCCCATGCCGCGCCGATGATAGAGGATTGGGGGAAATTTACCAGGCTATTGTACTAGGCCCCTCAGTGTCCGATCTTATGCGTCTGGGACACCTCTGCACTGCTGCCTACTGGGTGCCTCCTGAGATACTGGAGAGTGGGCACATGGTAGACCGCGCCATAGAGATGTACCGCAAGCACGGCATGGGGATGCAAGGGGTATATTTCGCGCGCTCAGTGGATGACGCCATCCAAAGCGCTGCGGCGTTCTCTGCGGCGGGAATCCCTGCGCGGGCGCTCTATGGGGCAATGCCAGCAAATGAGCGATCTGAGGTGGTCGCAGAGCTTGCAGCGGGTCGCCTGCGGTTTGTGATGTCAAAAGACTTGATCTCGGAGGGTTTTGACTGCCCTAACCTCGGCGTGGCGATCCTTGCCCGGCGCACAGAGTCGCAGGGCTTGCACATGCAGCAGCTTGGGCGCGTCTTGCGTCCCTCGGCTGGGAAGGTGGAGGCTGTGTGCATTGACCTGGTAGGCAACTGCCTGCGCTTGGGAATTGCCGAGGAGGAGCGCGAGTGGAGCCTGTCAGGGGTCAAGCGCAGGCCACCCAATCCCGATGATATGGGCCTATCCTATCGCAAGTGTAAGCGGTGCGGGTGCTACCATATGAGTGCGCCAGCTTGCCCCCGGTGTGGCCTTGTGTACCCGGTTAAAAAGCAACGCATGATTATGCTCGGCGGTGAGCTGGTGCCATACTCGCCGGAGTCCGCAGAGGCGCAGCGCAAGGAGCGAAAAAAAGAAGAGCAGGCGTGCCGGGTGCTTGCAGACTGGATAGAGCTGGGGAGGCGCAGGGGTCACGCCCCAGGGTGGGCGCATGTCCGGTACAATATCCGCAAAAAAAGATGGGGCACCCCGCGCTGATCCGGTGGACGGCAGACCGATGCGCGAGGCCCCCATCAGGAGCGGACTAAAACCCATTCCCACGGAACGATAGCGCCACCCATCGCGCCGCGCCGTTGCACATGCGCGCGCCCGTCCACCTCACGCAGGATGCTATACCCACCACGCGGAAGCTCACCTGGGAAGGCGACTGATACGGGTCTGGCGCAGTCTTGCGGCGTGGCGGTGCGGTATCCTGGCATCATCTGGGGAGCTCCTGGAGAGTGATGGTTATGGTTGGTTTTTTCTCGGCCAGCTCAGCGACCGAGTGGTCGTAGATATAGCGGCGCTTTGCCATCACCCCGACACCGCCTCGGTAGTCTATGATGCGATCCGGCAGGATGCCGCGCAGATCATTGCCGAGGTCGTAGGTGGCGAGCTTTTCGCGGGATAGCCATGGGTCGGCGGGTGCCGTGGCCTTGATGGTAACGAGTTCAACGGCGCGGATCCTTGCGGAGTCCAGGGCGCGGGAGAATGCTTGCCCAGTGGTGCGGGTGAATTTATCCGTCAGCGTCAACACGGACTCAGAACCCCGCTTAGCGAGCGCCTTGGCGAAAAGGTCTTGCATGAAAAGCACAGACACCGAGGTAGCAAAACCCATGGAGGGAATGAACTCTTGGGTCAGATCCACATCTCGCCCATCGTCACCTCTTGCGGAGTTGTGCGTGATGCGGATGGTGCGCCCTGGTCGGTTCTGCGAGTCCATGCGGTAGGCAATCTCTATGCCGGTTATCAGGTCGCGAGAATCCGTGTAGGAGTAGCGAATGTCAGTCAGACCATTCTCGCCTATGCGGAAATCATCATGCACTAAAGTGCCGTCTAGTGTGCGAGAGCTTGAGTCTATCAGGGTGGTGATGTAGATCCCGCCCTCATCCCGATAGTACAGTCTTGCGCGGGTCGGTGCCACGATGTCGCGAGCGATCCCTCTAGGAGTTGCTTTGATGTCCTGCACCCGGCCTTGCGCCAGCAGCGTTGTCTGCGTGGCCGTTGATGGAGTGCCACCGATAGGGGTCACGCTCATGGATGGATAGATGCGCTGAGCAAGTCTAAGCGCGGCAATGTCGGCTCGGTCGCTCACGCCAGAGACGGCAGCGGACGCAACGCCAGCAGCGGGCACGAGTAGATCGCCCCTGTCAAGCTCTTTGCGCGTAACGAAAGAGATTACGATAGCATCTATCTCAACCTCTGGAGATACAACGCCTGAGCCGCTTGTATGCTTTTTGCGTCCTGCGATGCTGCCAGGGGTTCCCACGATCTCACCACCAGGATAGACGGCGTTGGTCTCTATCTCTATGCGGATGGGGATGGGATTATCAGTATCTATCAGGCCCTCGTAGGGGTCGTCAGAACGGCGGCGGGATACCCAAAGATCGTCAGCTGATAGGCTCGCCACATCAATATATCTAGTCTCGTCAAACTCCAGGAGGTCTAGCACGCCATCGCCTGGGAGGTAGGCTATCAACCTGGGATCGTTAAACAATCCCCAAGGCTGGTATTGGCCTGAGATAAGATTTGCGCGCCCAGCAATGTCAAAGCCAAAAACACCACCCTCAACACGCACAAGAGCAAAAGCGCCCTTCCAAATCTCAGCATCCGCGATAGACGGTGGCGGCGCGGTCTCCCCCACCTGTCGGCGAATCCTTGCGCGCCCCTTGATGCGTACTTGCACCCATGGGCGCGGAATTTTGTCGTCATCGTATGCGGAGTAGTAATGCTCCAACATCTTCACAAGCTCGCCATAGTCAGCCTTCGGCGGGGGGCAAAGAATCTGAAAACGCCCATCGCAGTAGTCTTTAAAAACAGTATTGCTAAACCAGTGATCATCGCCATCACCAGGGGAATAGCCTAGCGTCCACAAGCGGGAAGCCCATCGCTGAGTATCGTGCGGCTTGGTGCCATCGGGATAAAACTCAGGCCCAACATCACGCGCGGAGAATATCAAAGGTGGTTCGGTGGTCAGCTCACCCCATGCAAGTCGCTCGGAGTTTTTCAACACTCCAGCCACGGATCCAGAGATTCCGGCGCGCTTAGCGTTGTTAGCATCGCCAAAAGCAGCAGGCGCATCAAGGTTTCGCCGGTTGCGAAACTCTCGTATATAGTCCGGTGCAGTTTGCCAGAGTATCAGCGTACCGTCATTATTGCCTTGTGAGTTCAGGCGCGTCATCGTAGTTCCTGCCAGATGCTCCGCTGGCGTTGTGCCTGCGTGCCCGCGCTCATGCGGAACTACGGTATAAGGCACAGGGTTTGCAAATCCGGTCGCGTCCACCATCTCAAATTGCGCAGCGCGCGGATAGTCGCCATTGCCAGCAAGCCTTACAATCTCATCGCCGATCTGGATAATGGGCGGTTCGTGCGTTATACTAATGTCGCGAGTGATCGCATCTTCAGAGCCTTCTGGGATAAGAAAAGCCTGCTCAGCCACAGCCAGAACAAAACCCTCAGAAGCAGTGCGGTTGGCTGTAGATGTCGCGGTGTCAGTAGTGCCGGATATAGCCACCAATCCCCCGCCCAAATCCCTAGTAGTCTTCACCGGCTCGGTTACTATGCGATCATCGTACTGCTTAAAAACCATATCACGAACTCGGCCAACCTTGCCACCGCGCTCAACGAAAAATACCTCAGTAGCTATGTCGGACTCCACCTCATCAGCGTAGCGGAAAACCTTCGCGGCGCGGGTGTACTCAGTCGCCACCAACGGCACCAGGGCTTGCGGATCGTCTACTGATGGCGTTAGTGTGCCGATAACAATGGGCACCACCTGAGCCTCTACCGATCCTTGCACTGGCGTGGTAGTCGTGCTGATGGGCTCAGCAAGAGCGGCCACAAGATCCTCGGCCTCAAAACTAATCTCCGTGCCAGACACTTGCGCGCTTGTGATGCGCCCACGGATAACGCGGTGCGCTATATCTGGGTAGGCATAGTCGCCCGCTGCAAGGGTCACAGGCTCATTGTCTCCGATGGTGCGCCAAAGGTCGCCACCGAAATGCAATAGCCCTGGAGCGTGCCCAGAGCACTGGTAAACCTCAATCTGCGCGCCAGCAAGCGAGAACACTTTGCCATCGGCTTCGGTCTGGTCGCGGATGGACTCCCATATATTTCTCGAGACCATGCTTTCGCTTTGCCATAGTCCAGAGAAGCGGCCTTTTAGTGTCTTGATGTCGGAGATAGGCGAGGATATGATACCCGCACTAAAGCCGTCCGACACGCTGCCCAAATCCATGCCAAGATTGAGGATGGATTTATTCGGCATAAGCGCGGCAATATCGGTGAGAATGCCGTCAGCATCACGCACAAACATTTGCGCGTTGGTGATAACGATGTACTCCACATCAGCAAACACGCCACCCACCGGAGCTATCCAGCCCTCGGCGGGTGCGGTAAGCTCTACCCAGTAGTAGAGCTTTGACAATGCGTTAGGCAAAGTCAACTACCCATTCAATGGCGTGGAACGAGTAGCCATCAATGTCGCTGGGGAGGTCATCGGGTTTGACGGTGTAGGTGGACACATCAACCGTCTCGCTCAGCGCATCAAATTCACCTTGGAATTTGTCCGCAATCTCTTGCTGATCTGCGGCGCGCATGAGTTCAATCATTTTCGGGTAGGGGATGCTCTCCTTGCCTGCGATCTGAGTAGCGAGTTCAGTCTCTTCGTCCGTGCGGGCGAATACTTTTAGCGGTTCTGTTAGTGCGAGGTAAGCGAGGCGATTTTTGGAAAGGGCGTATTGCAGCTTGGTGCATTTCACACCGGCAGCGATACCCATATTTGCGAGGCGTGCTCGCACTTCCATTAGTTTAATCTGTTCTTGTTTCATGGTGCCGTCCTTGTTTGGCTTGGGGTGAGTTGGTAAAATAATTTATTCAGACTCTTTGAAGTCGTCAGGCAATGTTAAAATGTGGGGATCGTGTACGCCGAGCATTGTAGCGATGGCGTCCATGTCGTGCTCGGGCACGGTAGAGGTTGCCAAATCCCAGATCTGCTCCAGCTCGTGGCGCTTGCGAAGGGTGGTGGGATCACCGTCTTTCTGGTGCTGCGCCATAAGCTCTATGCACTGATCTCTCAATGTTGCGTAGAGTTCGGCAAGGACTTCTAGGGGGTGTCTCATTTGTATTCCCACCGTCGTTTAGGCCCGCAGTCAATGTGCAGGAAAGAGCCCGGCTTGAGTGCCAGCCCTCCAGAGGAAAGCAGGGGGTCGGATTCGCAGAGCTGGTATAGTTTGGATAGCGGTACTTTAGGACAGCGAATATCTGCGGCATCGATGAGGTGTCGGGATTTGGGAGCCCCACCAATGCGCTTATTATGATCGCCGCAGCGGTAGCCTGAGTTGACTATGATTGGAGCCCCAGCGAGTTCGCGGAGTCGCTCAAGGCGCTCGCGTAGTTGGGCGATGCCTGGGGGCAATTTGCCACAGCACTTGCACGCAAGTTCTTTGTCGGGGAAGTTAGACATCGTCCCAATCCAGATCAAGGTATTTCCGCAGCTCTTCATCCTGCGGGTTGTTCATGCCAAAAGCCTTGCGCCCTATTGATCCAGACACGCCCCAATGCACCAGATTTGCGCGCCACTCTGGGTATTTTGTGAGTATGATCATTTGCCTTAGAATTTCGTTTGCGGTCTCAAAGCTCAGTCCAAGATCATAGAAAAGCGCATCATGCACAAGGACACAGGCGCGTTCGTCTTGATTCCCCCAATTGGGAAACAACCAATCCACCGCAACGCCACCGCTTCGCCCATCGCAGCAAAATCCAGCGCGCACACGGACGCGGATAACCCCCCAGCTAGTATCTAAAACGATTGTGACGGAATCGGTGATCTTGTACCACCTGCGGCGCAGTCTGGTACTTTGTATGCTTCCGAGGATGTGGAAGCTGTGAACCTTTATGGGATCGTGGCGATTCAATCCAACCGCCCTAGCAGGTGGGCAAGGGATTTTTCCAGCTCTCGGACGCACTCAGCGAGCCTTGCATAGTCGCTCTGTAATCGTCCGATCTCCGTAGCCATTCTCTCAAATCGGATTGCACCCGCCTCAAGTCTGGCACGGATTCCCTCAATATCTGTTTTTCGTATGCAGTCATGCTCACTCACCTCGTGTTTTTCCTCTACGGGTTTTGGCCCCCATTTGCGCCACGCCCCCACACCAGCAGCCACGGCAGCAGCTACGCCTCCTAGTATCAGCTCGGTGTGGGTGGGGTCTTGCTCCATAAGGGTAATATCGGTTTATTTGGCCTTTTCTACGGACTCGGATTTGGCTTTTTCAGCCGCGTCCAGCGCAGCCTTTTCGGTGGCTATCTTTTTCAAAAACGCCTCCACAATCTCATCAGGCGCAGCCATACCCATAGATCGGGCGGCTTGCAGTTCCTCGGGACTTGCGTCTGCGTCAATCTGGGCAAGTGCGTTTTGCGCTGCGTCTATGGCCTCCTGTCCTGCGCGGATTAGGGCTTGGCCGTGTTCGATCTGGGCTAGGGCTTGTGTTCTGGTCATGGTGGGCTCTTTAGTTGAAATGAATGTCTGTTAAAGCCAGCACATTCGTGCCAGATGATTTTGATTCGCAAACATGGCCGACTTCTTTGAAATGCTCCCCGACAACTGGATTACTGTTTGGGACGGCCACATTTCGCGCTCTGCCGTCAGTGTCAGCGGCAAGCATCAAATAGCCGCGAGTCGCAGATTCTCCGTCCTTCAAAAGCACCTGACATCTTGATCCGTTTTTCCAAATCCATGTAGCCGACCCATTGGCCACACCTGCCTCAGCCACCACGCCGATAGTATCAAATTCATTGGCTTGGTGGATGTACTGATTATCTGCCGTGGTGGATGCGGATACTAAAGCACCCTTGACAGATGCCGCACCCGTGCCGTTCACGATCTTGGTTAGAAAGCCTCGCTCCCCTGTTGCGGGGTCAAAGCCTAGGGCAACAACATCGCCAGCTGAAATTAGTTGTAACGCCATACTAAACTCCTGTAAAGTCGCCTATTGTTACCCAAGTCCCTGATTGCTTTTGTTGGATTAGGAGTTGGGAGCCTGACACATCAAGCCGCCACGAACCGTCTACATCCTCGCCAATGCGAAATACTTTATCTACAGGTATTTGAAGATCGCCAGTTGTCTTTGTAAGGTCGGAGCTTAGTGTGAGAGATGTTGCCGCCGCGATAGATCCATCAGGCCCGCCAGCTACGCCCCAAACACCATCAGCAAACTGAAAAGCGTGAAGTTCGTAGCTGTTTGCGCGAAGCTTTAGCGACATATAATCGGTAGCAGCATCAAAGAATTGTGCCCTAATCCCATTGCCTGTATCGAAGTTGTTTGTGCCAACAAAAGGAACAGTAGCCGCATAGCTTTGGGCAACCTTCGTATCAACATAGTCCTTGCGCGTAGTGTGTTGATTTAGAAACGGTTGATCAACGCCAAATGTTGACCCCCCAGAGGACACCATACCTGTCATCGTTGCCGTTGTCCCAGCTATCCCACCATTGGCGGTGATTAGGCCGGAGGCTGTGAGGGCTCGGTTAAGTGTTGCCGTCCCTTCTGTTGCGCGGGGGATAGTTAGGGGTGTATCTCTTGCCGTACCATCATCATTTCGGGCAAGCAGCTCAAAATTGTCTCCACTTCTACGCGCGACAAAACGCAAAACCCCCGCGTACTGCCACTGAGCACCTGTTAGATTGTTTTGGAAAATGATGGAGGACGCAGTAGTGATGGCGTTTGTTGTCGTGATCGTAGTCGCCGCAAGCCCTGCGCCAGCCGTCACAAGTCCCGAATCCGATAAGCTGAGTGCCTTTACTTGAGAGCTTATACCCGTCCATATCTCAAAAGACTCTAGATTCTGCAACAGCCTTGTGCCCACGCTCGTTGTTGATGCTTCGCGCTGGGATAAAAAGCGAATACCACTGATAGACTTGTCATTAACGCCAATCGTCAGGGTGTCCCATTGTTGCTGTGTAAATATGTTTCCTGGGGATGTTATAGGGGTTGCGCTTAGTTCGCGCTTGCTAAATCCGCATAATCCCGTAGCCGTTACCTTAGTGGTGGCGATCCCTGCGTTCGCTGACACCAATCCTGCGGCGGTCAAAGCCCCAGTGCTCACGGCTCCGGTAGTGGTGATGGTGCGGACGCCTAGATCAACATTCGCGGTTGCCCCAGTGTAGGGGACATAGCTACCTAAATCCCCTTTAACCGCAATCAAGTCATTGTTATACCAAAGTGAATCCGGCGCGACATTAAACTGAATAGACTTGCTTGCTACACCCCCGTCCTTGTAGCCAACATTGATATGAGCCTGATTTGACCCCCCACCATAGGCGTAAATTTGAAGGAAACCGCCAGAAGCATCAAGCGCATTTATAAAGCCTCCAAGATTTGCAGACGAGTAGTTGGAGTCATTTTTAAATATTTGGATCTGCTGTCTAGCTTGTAAAAACCTTGCACGCAATAGATCAAACTCGCAGTAATCCGAATCCTGCCCAAGCTCCCCAATAGTTGCACCGCTTGCATTTTGGATTGCAACGAAAGAGCTGGAGGGGCGAATCGCTGGGCTTACAAGCCGAGTGGATGCCGTCACCACGCCACCAGTAACGGCCCCTGTAGTGGTTAGAGTCCGCACACCCAAATTCACATTCGCATTCGCCCCGGTATAAGGCACATAGCTAGCCGAAGCAAAATCCCTCGTTATCACATGACCGCCCTGCGTGGGCGCAGCCGACACGAGATTCCCAGTCAGCACAATATCAGCGCCGTTCATGATGCCGGTAAACACAGGGTTATCCGCTACCATGTACGAATCAGCACTGACCAGAGTCCGCTTAATGGCAGAGCTACCCACCAGCGAACCATCCTCATACCCGAGCCCAGCCTCTTCACCAGATCCGACCTCTACATAGGCGTCCGGTACTACGCTGCTATTCACATACAACTCATACCGCCCCGCAGGGATCGGCGTAGTGGTCGCGTAGAAGCTCGTGCCGGTAGCGTTTGCCAGGGTGTAGAAAGTGGAATTGAGTTTGAGCTGAACCAGCGCACCAACAACAGGCTCGCCGAAATTCACCGCGCCATAAGGCCCAAATAAATGCACAGCCTTGTGAAAACTAGGGATGGTCGCCATGTCAGCCTCCTACAACATCAGCAGGGATGCCCACCGTGTCAAAATCAATGCTAAAATAAGGGAAACGAATATCAAATTTGCCAGCCTGTCCACGCCGTCTAATCACATCGGCGGTCGTAGGCTCGCCGTCATAATGGCAGACGCCTAATGCAACGCCCTCGCCGCGCCCGATGTCATCCCATGAGGCAGGGGTGATTGTGAAAGGCATCATCGCAAAGCGGATTTGATTAACGAGCCAATTGCGGAACGCCTCGGCCTCTGCGTATGTCACATAACTAAACTCTAGGATCCCGCGATTCAATGTTGGCCCATGGTCGTAGGTGTAGATATTCCCAGATGGCAACAAGATCGTGCTGTAATTCAATCGCTCTTTTCCAAAATCGTAGGTCTGCGAAAGTCCGCGCGTGATCGTCACCGATCCCGGCACCGCTGTAAATATAGTCGCCATTAACGCATGCTCCTTTCGTGCTGCCTGATAGCCGGGATCACTTCCTCGGCCATCATGCGCCAACCAATAGCACCGGACACATTCACCGTCACACCTCCGCGACTCTGGCCGCCAAGCAGCTCCGCAAGCTCTTCCCGGGTGGCACCAGAGTTACCGCGCTCCACAAAGTCACGGCCAACCGTGCGAGTCATCCCGGCGTTACCTACAAATTCTTGCCCCGCTTCGTTCATTTGCACGACCGCATTGCGTCCGCGAGGCAATCCACCGACCACCATCTTTTGACTAATGCCCTGCGCAGCTACGCCACCTTGCAGCATCGCAGCACCGAACGCGAAATAATTAGGGGCGGGAGGGGTCGCCAAGGCGCGAGTTGCGGCGACATAGGTATTGGCCCACGCCTCGCCAATCAGAAGCCCCTTGGTGATGGCGTTGGCTTTCTTGCGTCCACCCATGAGGGCAGACAGCGAGCCCATCATGGAGGCGCTGGAAGCAACGCGCGCAAGATGCTCATTGCGGATTGCGTCCATTTCCTTTTGATGCGCCTCTTGACTCTTCGCCGCGCGCTCTGCGTCTAGCTGGTCAATCTCAGCGCGGTAGGCGAGCTCCGCCATGTGCTGCGCTTTCTGATCCTCCCCAGCAATAAATAACCGCTCCTGCCTGCGGATCTCAGCCTCTGCGCTCTTGCGCTCGAACTCATCCATAGCCTCAAGGCGTAGCTGACGGATCATCTCTTCGCGCTCCACCATTTCCTCGTACTGCGCTTGACTGACCTCTGTCCCGCCATGCACGGACTTGATGGCGGCGCGGCGCTCTTCCTCGGCAACCATGTCCTGTAAATTCTTTCTCGCTTCCTTCTGTTGTGCTGCGGTTGTGCGCGCCCACTCTGCGCGCTGTTGCTCGGCCAGCTTTGCGGACTCAGCCCGGCGGCGCTCCGCTTCCTCAAGGTCTTTGATTGCCTTCTTCTCGGCAGCTTTAGCAGCGGCGGCGGCGGCGATTGCAGCGGCATCGTCTTGAGTCTTTTGGATCTTCTCATTTCTGAGCGTGTTGTACTGCTCGCGCGCTGCCGCCTCGCGCTTTGTCCAGTGCGCAAGGTCAGTCTCAAGACTAGCGATACGCTTCTGGTCGCCCTCGCTCCGTGCTATTATCAGGTCAGACTCAATAGCCTGCACACTCGCTTGAGCATCGTTTACCAGGTTGACAACGCGCAGAAGCTCAGCATTTGCGGTGATGCTTTCCTGCACCATCTTCTGACCGCTGCGATCCTGCAAAAACTGCGTCCACTCGGTCGCAAGTTTTGAGATCATCGGCAAAAGTCCTTTGCCTATCTCTTCTTTCAGGTCTCCCAAAGCGTTCTGGAATTGCACAATCGGCCCCATGCCAGCCTGCGCAGCAGCCTCGGCAGAGCCCTTAAACCCTGCGCCCAGCTTGGCTATCAGCTCCTCAGTCTTTTGCGCTTCGGTGCCTGTCATGTTGACAGCAATACCGTACCGCTGCAAAGCGTTGGTGCCCGAGCCGATGGACTTACCCACAAGCTCGGAAGCCTTCACCAAGTCCATACCCTTCTTCGTGGCAAAGTCTTGGATCAGCGGTATCAACCTTGCAATCTGCTTTTCCTCTCCCACATAATCCGCAAGGCGGGACTGCGCTGCAATCGTCTCCTCATCGCCGAAAGTGGTAAGCCGCTGCAAGGCGCTGGCTTGCTTTATCAGAGCCTCGGAGCGGTAGCCCATCGCCCGGGTGAGTTGCGTCTCTGCCTGGATTTGCTTATCATAGGCGGCGATGGTATCGCCCACACCGCGCACGAGCATCCTCACACCCTGCGCACCAACGAGACCACCAATAACGGACTTCAACGCGGCGGAGCTTTGCCCGGCGCGATCAATGCCCGCGCCCATTCTGCGCGCTGCTTTGTCCGCTTGATTCGCAGCAGACTCAAACGCCTTTACCTTCGGCGTGCCTTTGTCGTCAACTTCTAAAACATATTTCAAAGACATAGCGCACCGCCATCACTTGAGATTCTTTCGCCATTCCTTGCGCGCATGGCGAAGCCTGAGATCCAAGCATTCCCAAAAGTCGCGCTCATCCATAGCGACCTCACCAGACCAGAAGGAAGCAGCAGAGATCGAAGGGCAGAATTTAATACCGGGATCAGAGAGCCCGAAAATCGTGCTACTCGCTTCCCAAAATTCAGCGAGGCCGCCACGATCAAAATACCAATTAGGGTTTCCAGATAAGCCAAGGTCAACCGCCTTTGGATGGTCAAGATATTTGCACACGCCGCACCCGAGGCAAGCGACTTTGCCCTTAATAAAATCCTCTGTTTCACTAGGGCAATCATCGCAGTACCTCGCTTCCCAAAACTCACTCGCCGCTAACCACTTCTCCAGATTTTTTTTTAGATCCGAGGATGTAGTCGTTTTTCCACTGACCGAATCCGTCAATCTCGTAAAGGAATCGCACGAACTCCAGCCTATCCTCTGCGGTCATAGTCTCTGGGATGCCTTCCACGCCTTCAATGCTTTTCAGCTTGAGCGCGAGAAGCTCATCATCCCGACTAAGCCAGGCCAAAGCCTGCTCCATGGTGGCGGACTCCAGATCATAGACTTGGTATTCCTTGCCCTTGATGATCTCGGGCTTAGTGGGCATGTCAAACTTGCGCATAGATAGCGCAATGACATCGCGGGAGGTGATCCCGGCGAATGTCACACGCATCTCACCCAGGGAGAAAACCACATCAGCAGGCGCAGAGAATCGGATCATACGGCCCTCAATTGGTTAGTATCTTCGGGGGAGATGATCTTTACCAGCATGACGCTATCGTTAGGATTGGCAAGTTCAACAGAGTTGAAAGTGCGGAAGGTTGTGAATGCCGCGCTCGTGGCGGTGGGGACATAGGCGGTAGCTGTGATGGTGATAGATCCGCCGTCTGCCCGGTCAATCTCAACGGCGTCAATGCGCATCGAGCGGATGGCTACGCCAAAACCGCGCAAGCCTTTTACAGCCTCGGCAGAGAAGGCGATCTCTGTACCAGCTTGCTCCCATGTCTTGGGGTTGTCTGTGTCGTACAGATACCGCTTGACCTCTACCGTAACCTTGGTCATGCCGGTCGCCACAGGCTCAGCTTGAGCAAGTCCGTCATTGCTAGTTCCGGTTGGCACCATGTTCTCGGCTTGGCCGAAATCCACATTTACCGCGAAACTCAGAGCGGCCACAGCCTCCATAGATGCAGGGGGCCCGACCATCACGCCAGTGGTGCCACCAGCCGTGCGGAAGTCGCGCAGCATGTAGAATGCGTCTTGTGTTCCAGTGGCGATAGTCACAGCGGCGCGCGCGGCCTTGGTCGCGTCTCGCGTTTCGGTCTCTGCGGTGCCGTTGAACTCCAGCATCAAGGGGCCTTTAGACTCAGCCTTGAGCGAGAAGGATTTGATGGAGACATTCTTGGCGATGAGGTCCACAGGCCCGCCGTCAGACTTCACCATCGTCATGTACGCATTGATCCGGTCGTCTGCATCGTAGCCAACGCCAGCAGCAGACGCCTCTGCGGTTGTGTAGGCGCGCTGATCCTTTCCGTTGGGGGGCAGGGCCAGCAAGTGGCAGAAGCTAGTGCCATCGGTCGCGGGAGCGTCAAGGCGGCAATACCCCACTGCAGCAACGAGCATTCGCTCCATGCCATAGGTGTAAATCTTTGTTGCGCCAGCGATGCCCACAGGCTTCTCGGAAATGAGCTTACCGGTCGCGATCTGCGTTCCGTTGGTGCTTGCGTCCTCGTAGTATCCCGGGGTGCTTGTGATGTCGAGGGAGTCAAAAAGCATTTGATCCCCGGCGCCAACAGTCACCGTGTTCGCGCCACCATAGAGATCAGCGGCAACCGTGTTCAACTGCTTCTGAAATTTGGCGGCGTACTTGGTGCCGAAATCCGTTCCTCTGGTCATGGTGTCACCTCTTGGGTTATGGTAAATTTCTCATAGCGCAGGGAGAACCGGGTAGAGATAGTAGTCACCATCTCCTGCACACCCGATAGACTCCCGATAGTTTGCTGTAAAGTCCCATCAACGAGATAGGCTTGGGCCTCCGTCTCGCCATCCTGCACAAGCAATTGGTGTAGGTGCACGGCATCAAACACCGCTTCCGCCGCGTTGTGCCGTTCGCAAAAATTGTCGTAGCTGCTCACATCCTCGGGATCATTTAGAAGCGTTTTGAATGCAAGGCCAATAATAACACCCACACTCATCGAGGTCATGGTGATCGCCTCTTGCTCAGCGGCTGGTGTGGATAGCCACAGCGTAACCACAGGCTCAGAGGGTGCGAGGTCGGAAGGCGTCTCATCCTCGCCCAATGCGAAGCGGAAGCGTGCGCCTGTGAGGTCAAAAGGTGTCGCGATCTGCATGATGGCGTCTTGCAGATCTTTGCCGATTAGAGCGGTCTTGGCGATACTCATCGGATACCTCCGCCAGCTTTGCGGAATCCGGCATCTATGGCTTTCTTTGTCATCACCGCCCATCCCCTGGATACCTTGCGGCTTGCGCGCTGCACTATGCCGCGATCAGAGCGAGCAGAGCGAGACGCGGATCCTGTACCGATTACATGCACGGTCTTGCGGTTGACAGGGTGGTATCGTAGGATGCGCTCAGAGTAGCCGATCACCTCAAGCTCACCCTTTCCAGATCCCGTTACCTCTGCGCGCAAGTCGGTGCCGTTGCTTGCAGTGTTGCCAGTCCAGCGGAGGTCGGCGAAGCCGCGCTTTAGGTCGCCCGTGCGGTTCACAAATTTGGAATGGTGGTAAATATTCCCACCGCCACGGCGTCGAGGAATGGTTGCGCCCGGGAATGGGTTGTATTGCTTTCTGTGCGGGTTGTATGCACCAGCGGAAGAGATAAAGCCATCTTGCCGAACCTCAGTAACAATGAGCGAAAGCAACTTGCGCACAGCCTCATCACGGCCCATAGACATAGCCGCCAAGTCTTTCTTGACTTGGCCGCGCCATTGCACAAAGTTGCTTTTCACTCCCATTGCTTTAGACTCCGAAAGGAGAGGTCTTGCGGGCAGGCTTGGCGGGTGCGAGCTTCTGCTCGGGCTTCTGCTCGGTCTTCTGCTCGGTCTCAATAGCAGGTTGCTCGCACTGCGAGAATTTGAAAGTCTCGCTCAGGTGCAGCTCAGAATACCCGCCCATGTCAGGCAGAACGCGCAGGCGGTTGTACTCGCCCTTTGCCCAGCGGATCACATCCAAGGTGTCAGCAGGCGGGGTAAGCACCACAAGGGATCCAGCCTTTTTCGCAATCAAATGTTGACGCTTGCTCATAGTAAAATCCTAAAGTGAAAGTGAGAAAAAAGCCGGGGGATGTTCTCCCCCGGCAGGAGGTTAGCTCACAACATAAGCAGCAGAGCCGACGGCGCTGTTGGTGTAACCGTTCTTGACTGCGATCGCCTTGATGGTCGCGCTGGCCGCCAGAGTGACGGGGCCGGTGTACAAGGTGGAGGCGGTCGTGGGGGTGTCGCCGTTGATCGTGTAGTAGATCGTTGCGCCAGCGGTGGCGGTGGCGATCGCTACGGCCTCAGAGTACGCACCGGCACCAGGAGTGAAGGTCGGGGTCGCTACGGTGGTCGCAGCAGATACCAGCAACTTCAAGCCTTCAACGCGGCCAATGCCCACATCCAAAGAAGTGCGAACGGTGAAGAACACGCGCTCGGTCTCTTTGTCCATGAAGTAGGAGTAACCCATGACCAAGCCGGTCAAAGGATCAACAGCCATTTCAAAGTTAACCAACGCCTCATCGGTGGGTGCCATGAGGTAGTTAGCGACAACAAGACCAGTCTGGTCAGTCACGAATCCAACGCGGCTCTCAGAGTTCGCGGTCAAGATGTTGGTCTCAATGATCTGCTCAAAACCAACGATGCCGGGAACAGAACCATTGATCAAGGAATCACGGAATCCGACATCGCCGGGAACCTTGAGATCCTTGAGCAGGGCGGCGTAGTAGTCGTCATTGAGTACGGCCCAAAAACGATTTGCACCGGAGGCACTGCGGAAATCCTTGCGAACATCAATCATCTGATCAACATCAAACGCAGAGGATGCGCCGACATTAATACCAGTACCGAAGTTGAGCAACTGGATCTGCGCCTGAATTTTGTTCATGGCAGCAATCGCCACACTCTCGGTGTGGGTCTTGAAGAACTGATCCAGAATACTGGGCTCAGTCCCCATGCGGCGCATCGCGTAGCCCATCTCATCAAAGCCGATGGAGAAGGTGCTTTTGATGGGCTTGCTCAGGGTCACGGGCTTCGCGGTGCTCACTGCGCCGTTGTCCGTGCCGTAGTTGTTGCTGGATTCGTCAAATGTGGTGGCCGCGCTTGCAGCACTCACCACATCCACCATGATTTGCTGACCGACCTTGTGGGTCTGATCAGTTACCACCCGCTTGGCGAAAGCACCAACCGGAGCCAGAATTTTTGAGGCAGCTTCAATGGCTAAGCCAGAGTGCTCCTTGAGATCGGAATTGTTGAAAGTAGCCATTAGGCCCTCCCTTGTTTGTTGGTGATTTCAGCCTTGATGTCGGCCTTGTGTTGTGCGAAAAACTTGGCGCGCTCAAACGGATCTGAGATAGCCAGCCATTGCTTGCGCAAGGACTGCTCTTCTGTATTTGCCTGCGCATCAACCACAGGAGCTTGCGCCCCACGGATCGCAGCAAGCGACTCGATAGCGGTGGCAGCGGCGAGATCTGCGGACTCTTTAGCCTGCTCCTGCGCAGTGGCAAGATCAGCCTTTGCCTTCTCAAGCTCGGCCTGCATAGCGGTCACGGCGGACTCAGCTAAAGCCTTCGCAGCCTCGGCATCCTCTGCGCGCTTCTCTTGCTCAGCCAATAGCTCAGCGGCGGCGGTCTCAATCTCTGATTCCTTGGCCTTCATTGTTTCAAGAACCCCACCAGAAAGGCAGGCTTCGGGATCAAGCCCAGCAGCCGTGAGCGCTCGCTCCAAGTCTGCCAGGCGCTTTTGTGCGGCGAAGATATTCATCTTCCCTCCTGGTTGTGCGCCAAGGCGATGCCGCTAAGCACATCCTCAACGCTGTTCATCACATCATCAATCAGCCCAAGCTCACGCGCCCGGACTGCGGAAAAAGTCTGGCCCTGCATGGTGTCATCCGCGATATTACCACGCATCTGACGCACCCAGCCTGTGAAATTCTCATAGACCTCGTCTACGCTCGCTTGCAAATGCGCAGCGGCCTCGTCGTTCCATGTGCCTGGCATACCAAGTCCTTTAAGCCGTCCGGCACGGATCAGGTGTACATCAATGCCCTTCTTATCCAAGTACCGCGACTGATCCACCAAAGCCATATAGACGCCGATAGAGCCGACAGAGGCAGAGGGGGAAGCGATGATAGCATTGCAGGCGGCACCAATCCAATAGGCGGCGCTTGCCATCATCTGGTCGGTGTAGGCATAGATAGGCTTCTTTTTGGAGAGTTCTTTTACCAGTGACGCAAACTCAGGCGTGCCGGTAACAACGCCACCAGGGGAGTTTATGTGCAACAGCACGGCGTCCACTTCGGGGTTGTCAATAGCGGCGCGCAGTGTGGCAGATACGCGGTTGAGGTCGCAACCTCCCACGCAATCAAGCTCCATCTGCGACATGTACTTGCCGATAGCGCCGAACATAGGGATCACAGCAACGCCAACGCTTGCGGGAGCGGGGGCAACACGCACGGGATCAGCGGCGCGAATCTCGCCACGCATAGCCATGTGCAGCCCACGACCAAAAGCCTCAAGCGTCATCGGGTCAATAGCCCACACGCTGGACTGATACAGGCTTAGTAAATGGCCGTAGCGAATCATTCGGCACCTTCCTTTTCGTCTTTCTCATCGCGATCTTCTTCATCCTTTTCCCCATTCACCACAGGGACAGGCTTGGCGGTAGACACGGTGCCCAAGATCAGTTTTTCAAAATCCTGATCGGACTTGCGTTGCTCTAAAAATTCTTTATAGTCCATTCCATGACGGCGCGCAACGATGGCGCTTGAATTCTCCAAAGCAGCCTCACGGCTGTTAATGTCAGCCGTCCATGACTTGCTCGGATCAGGATCAGGAATAGCAGGGCCAACCCAGCGCATAGCGCCAACCACAATAGGAGCGCGCCCAGCAAGCAAGTCTGCTTCTAGGGTGATGGCGTTGTACAAATCCTTCTCAGTCATGGAAAGAGCTTCTACCCAAGAGTGGATCTTGCGGTAGAACTTGTCATAGCTCAACTTACCGCTGGAAAAACTCACGCCTGTAAAGTTACTCAGCCAAATCTCAAAAGGCACATCCACAGCAGCGGCCATGTGCCTCCATTGCTGATTCATCAATTGAACCATGTCAATATTGCCGGTGTGCGAGACGGTGTGCACGGTGGTCGCCGAGGGCATTATCATCGCAGCGCCATCACTCACGGCACCGTACTGAATGACACGACCCTCAACATCTACTCCGGTCAACGGATCAGAGCTATCGCCATTACCCAAAGCGCGCCGCACATTGTCGGGCTCTTCGGTGCCGATGATCAGGCCCAACTTACTTCTTGTGATAGCCATCTGTACCGCAGCATCAGCGCAGTGCGCCAAGTCCTCAAGCTCTGGCATACAAGCCGCGAACATAGGGATAGAGCGAACAGCAGTTGCGCTCTCGCCATCAGGACGGCGAAGCAGGCGAGAAACAAAGCGGCCAGTAGTGGGATCATAGCAGGGAACGCGCTGAAAGTCTTTCCATCCGGAGCCTGCTTTTGTGGAGCGAGGCGCTACCCAGTAGGCGATCTCGCGCCCGGACTTCGCGAACTCTACACCCAACACAACGGCACTACCCCCAGGGGTGCGCGCTGTGCCGTCCGCGTCCTTTTTGAAATCCCCAGGGGTGCGAACACGCGCAGAGTCTACTAGGCTGACACGCTGCTGAATAGCGTTTTGTGGTAGTGTGTCGTCAGCGGTCAGCACTAGAAGGATGTCGCCCAACACCCACGCGGACACTATCTCGCGAAGGATCTGAGCCAAGTTGCGGCGGCCCTGCACATCGCAGTAGCCACGAGACCAAGAGAACCATGCGGCCCGGTGATCCTCGTTACCACCAATAGGGGTCGGGCCAGCATTGCCGACAACATAGTCGGTCATAACATGTTGCAAAGCCTTGACCGCTACATTGTTGCGCCCGAGGTGCTTGGCCCGGTCTTGCATGCGCTGCAAGCTACCGTAACGCTCAAGATAAACATTTTCATCTATACGCGCACTGGCGGGAATGCGGTTGAACGGAAATTTAGCGGCCTTGTACACATCATTATCGTACATCATTAGTTGCCGTTCCGCGTTAATTTTATGGAGCCCCACGCGCCAGAAGCGCGGGCTGCGGCGGCATCCTCTTTTTGCGCCATCTCTTCGGCCATGCGGTAGGCCTTCATGATGGACTCAAGCGATGAAAAGGTTTGACCCACACCGTTGGCATCGTTGATAGTCAGCTTGCGCGCCTGATCCATAGACATCGCTTGGATGCCGGCTGCAAGCTTATCTGCATAAATGCGCCATGGGCCTGGTGTGCTCATGCGTACAAAATAGACACCCCAGAACCCAAGCGCGGAATATTCAATGATAAAATCACATCCGGGTGGGATAGTCCTTTTTGTAGGTACGCTCGTGGATTACCCGCCAGATAGCAACATGAGAGACGCCGTAAAGCTCCGCCAACTGCCCGAGGGTCAGCCCAGAATCCCGGTAGGCATCTCTGATCTGCATTGCGTCTATATCCGTCAGTCTCCTGGTGCCGCTCATAGCCGATCGCTCACTTGCCTTGCGGCTTTTGCTGGTCTTGGCGCAGGCTTCGGCGCAGGCTTCTCAACCTCCGCCACATCCTCAAGCCGATCATTCTCCCCGACAATGCCAGCCAGCATAGCGAGGCAAGCGGCGTCTCGCATGTGATCGGGCGCGCCCTTGTATGCCTTGTCCCATGTGGTGGTGCGTAGATGCTCAACACGCACGCAGCTTCTGAGGTGCAGCAGCTCCGTGTCGGTCGTGTCGCTAACTAGGGCGCAGCCTTGCGGCTTGGAGTAGTCCCTGGTAAGTGCGTGCTCTAGCCGGTCTTGCAGTCGGTGCGTGTGGTGACCGATCAGTTGCAGATTACCCCAGCGCCCCCGGTGCTTGCGCAGTGGGTCAACCTTGTCTAGTCTCCAGAGGTTTGGCGTCTTGGTGGATCCGTGCGCAGGCAACCACCCGCCACCAGGCCACGACACGCATAGATCGTAGACCGTTGTCGCTTGGTCGCCCGAGTCAATAATCCCACCACGGAACGGCAACCCGGTAGAGCCGGATAGCTTTTTAGTGATCTCGTACAACTCATCCCGCGCCGCCTCAATAGTCCGGCTCGCCTCATCGCCATAAGGCAGGCCGCCAGCGTCCACCATGGCTACACGCCCCTGCGACCCCCAAGCCCAGCACCACCACCAGAGAGTACGCACACCCACATCACAGCCAAAGGTGAGCAGTTGCGAACCCTTGGGCGCGTGGCCGCGCATGTGGCCTGCCTTGCGGTTGGCGTAGCGGGTCTCGATCTTTGAGGATGTGTCGCTTCCGACATCGCGGGCAATGGCCGCTACCGAGTTCCAAAAGCCGATCTGTGCAATGGGGTCATCTTGTACGCTCAGCCACTCATAAGCCGCTCTGCTCCAATTCGTTTGCAGCGTACACCAGCCAGGTATTCTTGCGCTGCGGCGAGACATCGGGCGCTCAGGGTTCAGGCATTTAAAGCGCGCACTCAGCGCCATCTCGCGGTGCTTATCATCTCCCAACTGTGAGCCACACCCAGGGCAAGCAGCCCATCCAGCGACCTGCTCTAACACTTCGGTCGCGGTCATGCCAGAGGGCCATCCGATGTGCTCAAGCTCAAACTGCTGGTACTCGCCACACTCAGGGCACCGCATCTCTGGGGAGTAGGAGCGCATGAGGTTATAGCGCGCTTGGAGTCCGCCTTTGTCCGTGCGGCGGGGGGTGCCTACGGTCGCCATCTTTGAGCGATTCCCCGCATTGCGGATGCGGTCGCCCACAAGCCGGTAGGGGTCATGCTTTAGCCCTGGCAGATTCTCATCAAATTCATCACAGATTGCAGCCACCACGCCAGAGGTGTCGGCCATCGTAGATGGCACCGAGCCCAAAGCCAGCCATGTATAGGTGCCGTTCTTCCAGCGCATTATCTGGCCGTCCTGCTCCGTCCTGGAAAACCCAACATCAGAGCCCTCATAGCATGGAAGCAGCTTTGTGCGTGGATACTTCTCCCTTATTGCCTCGCTTGGTAGCATGAGTAAAGTATTGCCTCCACTCAAATTAGCAGACATCGCCAGCGAAGCTATCACAATGGTGCTCTTGCCTGACTGCGTGGCGGTTAGTATGCAAAGCTCTCGCACCGATGGGTCAGCCCACCACCGCAGGATCTCAGCGAACAGCGGAAATAACTCCCAATGAATGCGCCGATCCCCGCGCCACCCATCGCCCGGGGGCAGTGTTATGCGCGAGGTAGTCCACTCCAGCGGGTCAGCATCTCCCATCCTGCGCGCCATGGTCGCGTGCAACTCACGGCGCAGCATCTCTGAGTATCGATCAACCCCCATGCCTAGATCCGAGTAGTCCTCGTGACCTCCGACATCCAGGCTATCGCCATCCATGAGGATGGACGCAACCGCAGACTCAAAGGCGATGCCGGATTTCTCAGAGTACCGGCGTGCCTGGTGGTAATGCGCGAGGCAGACTCCAGAGCCATGCACAGGTTTCCCGCAGCCTGGAAATTTGCAGATAGATCTGCCGACCTGTCTAGTGCTCACGGTAGGACTCCTCTAGCCTGGCGCAATGGCGCACCATCCAGTCTCCCAATATGCGCCGCCGCTCCCCGACCCCGCAACCGAGCTGCTGGGCCAGGTCGTCAAGCTCCGCAGTCATCGCGTCAAGGACGCCGCCCAAAGCCGCAGCCGCCGCCGCCGCCGCATCAGCTGCCCCGACCAAAACCCCCTCGCGGGTGGCGTTGGCGATCCGGCGCGCCCTGACTTTCGCCTCGAGATCCTCGATGTCAAGCTCGCGCTTGCGGTCAACTGGTGGGGCTTCCGGCGGATTGCCCGAGAAAAGCCCATTTCCCTTCGCCTGAGCCCCTATTTTACGACTGGGCATAGTTACACCCCACCAATAAAAACAGAGGCTTAGAAGTGCCCAGCAGGGCGATTTCACAACAATGAGAATTTTTCACATGAGGGGAAAGGTGATA